GCGGCGGCCTTGTAGGTTTTCTTTTTAGGTATATGGCACAAAAAAGTGCCGATCAGAAGGAGCTGTTTAATCAGCTTATTCAGGCCAACAAACAGACTACTGATAACCAGAATCAGGCTGTTAAAAGAGTTCCGATAGATACAGGTAGAATAGTAAGACAGATTATTGTTTTGACTATATTGTTTGGAGCTTTTGCTGCTCCTTTCATTTTGCCTTTCTTTGGCGTGCCTACATTTGTAGAGGTTGACGTAAAGAATCCTGAAGCTATCTTTGGTTTAATTCCCGCCACCGTAAAGAAGGCATTTGTAGAAATTAATGGCTTTTTCTGGACTTCTGAAAATAGAGAAGTGCTATTAAGTATCGTAGGATTTTATTTTGGTACCGCTGCTGCAACCCCTAATAAATATTGATAGATATCGCTATGGCAATTTTAATTTTTATAATTTTGATGGCTTTGTCTTTTCTGACCGGTTGCTCCAGCAATCCAGTAATCATTCCTGATCCTACCTCTGATAATGGCGTGATGCTGGAGCTTAAGCACCGTATTGCGCAGTCAGAGATTTCAGGAGTTTATAGTTCTAGCTACGGTTGGCTATTTTGGTACATACCTTTAGCTGTATTGCTTATTTTTTGGGGTTACCGTAATTTAATTAAAAAGCCCCTTGATTGCATTGAAGAAGAGCCCGATTCCGTTAAACTGCAAGACAAGGTTGACGGGGATATTAAAACTTAAATTAAAACTTAGGGGTATTAACAGTGATTAAAGTAGCAAATAATATTAAATCCATGTTAGAAAAACAGGCTTTATTTACTGTAGGCAGTTTTAGCCCGTTTGAGAGTCAGCTCGCTAACTATGGCGTCTATGCTGGCGGCGGCGGACTTGCTGGTGCTAGTATTGGTGCTCTGGTAAATGCACTGCGTGGTGAGTCTAAGCTTAAGGGCGCACTCATCGGTGGCGGTGTTGGTGTCGGTGCTGGTGTTGGTCTAAAGGGATTGGCCGATGTATTAGCCGGAAATGCACAAGGTATACTTCGAGATTACGGAAGAAGTGGCTATCTAGTAGCTAAGGGCAAAAAAGAGGATGAAGCAGACTTAGCGGCCTATCGAGCTCGCAAGCAAGACACTTGGACTAATTACTTCAAAGATAAAGTTTTTGGTGAGCCTACAGTAGTAAAAGGCGATGAAAACCAAAAAGCCTACGAGAAAGTTATAGAGGAGCTTGCATCAATGAGTATTCTCGAAGCTATCAAAAATGATGAGCAGAATCGTCATTGGAGAACCGTCATTGATGCAGCACACGGTCTACACGATCTTATCAAAGGATAAAACTGCGAAAGAACACCAACAGTGATTAAAGTATCAAGCAACCTTCAACGTATGATCTTCGTCAAGTCTGCTGAGGACTATTGGTACGGAGCTGAAACAACAAACTATATTGATTTAAATGGAAAACCAACAAATCAATATGGCATTTATCACGGTTTACCTATTAGAGAGTCTGATGAAGTTGGGTGGCTTCAAAATCCCAAAAAATCAATTCCACGTAGTCAGCTTGAAAGAATTATCAAAGAATTAGCTAAAATTAAGGGAATCGACGTAACCGGAGAAAACAAAGATACCGGTTATCTAGAGTTTGGATGGAGCACAAATAAAAATAGGGGTGTTGCCGACGAAGAAATGTCTAAGATGATAAATTCAATTTTGTATAAATAGAGACGGAGTTAATAAATGATTAAAATAGCTCATAATCTACAAAATCTTATTATAAATAAATTATCAGAAGATCGTAGTCCAGGATACGTTGGAGTCCCAAAATCCACGGGGTGGGATGGGTATGGAGTTTACGAGCGGGAAGGTCAACCCCGTAGATACTTGCGTTTAACGCCTCCTGCAGCAGCTCCTATGCCTGTTATGCCAGGGCCTACATCTCCTCGAGTTCCTATGCCTGTTATGCCAGGGCCTACATCTCCTCGAGTTCCTATGCCTGTTATGCCAGGGCCTACATCTCCTCCAGTTCCTATGCCTGTTATGCCAGGGCCTACGCCTTCTCCAATTCCTATGCCTACTACGCCAAAGCCTCGTCCAAACGCAATGGATTACGCTAACGTATTACTAAGGCACCTTAATAGGCGGCGAGTTCGTACGCCTGCTACGCCAGCTCCTACGCCTTCTCCAGCTCCTACGCCTATTGAGGCTGAGTTTAGCGAGAAGATGCAGCGCCTTGATGACCCGAAGAGCGCATGACGCGCTCAATATCTTCTAACAGAAAGTAAAGCCATGTTTTCGCCAGAACTTATAAGTCTTGTTGGCGGGGGCCTTACAGGCTTCCTCTTTAAATATATGGCTCAGAAGAGTGCTGATCAAAAGGAGATGTTTAATCAGCTCATTCAGGCTAATAAGCATCCATACCTTTCGTTGCACGGGCGATCTGAGCGACCTCCCGTTGCCAGTGCTTCTCCAATTCCCCCTTATAATAGAGTTTATTAATTCGTTTCTTTAAGTACTAGAATTATCCAAGGGGCAATACGTTCTATTTTTGTAGCGGAGTTTTCATATAAGACTCCTCGCATAAAGCCTATTGAAGAAACAATTCCGACTATTTCATTATTTTGATTTAAAACGGGACCGCCAGAATCTCCGTACCAGATAGTTCCTTTGTAGCAAAGCATTTTGATATAAAAAGGGTCTTCTTTTAAAGTACCGTAGTAGCAAAAAGTGTTAAGGTCACTTTTCTTTCTGTATTTGCCTCCGTGACCCACGACTGTAAGAGACTCTCCTCGAACTAAATCTTTAGTGCAGATCTGCATAGGCTCCTCTAAACACGGTTCATATAGTTTAGCTATAGCAGCATCAAGAATATAAATAGAGCCTATTTTAAATAGAGGAGGAAGTGCAATGCTATCTATGCAGTACCGCATTCCATTAGTTTCAAACCAATGGAATTCTGAATCATCTACTACATGTCCTGCCGTAAGTATATGGTGTGAGTCTAAAAGAGTTGCGCTTCCAATTAACCTACCATCGTAATCAGTAATGCGACCCACAGCAGGCATTTCACTGTCTGTAATTAATGTAAACCCTTTTAAATACGAAGGTTTATATTCTTGAACTTTTACAGGGTTTATGGTTGTTTCGTAGGTGGCGCATCCAGTCCAAAGCAAAACAAAAGCAGTCAGTACGTATATGCTAAAACTAACTAAATTTTTATGCAAAGTTTTCATGATATAAACATCCGATATCTTTGACCTACATGCAAATTTAAGTTTAAAATATTTGAAAAGAAGCTATACAATGATACTGTCTTAAGAAAAATAAAGAATAAAAATAACGCCTAGGTTTTACTCAGAGTGCTATACCTTTGGCTCAAAATTTACACTTAACAGTAGGAATGTCGTATATGCTTCTAGGGGTAGTTTTTACCGAGCTTCGTATTTTTATTTTAGCTATAATTTTTATGCTATTAGAGCTTAAACTATGAATCTATTTCGCTCTTATTTAATCAAATACGCATATGGTTGTGATGCTGTAGGGTTTTTGAATTCTTCTGAGCTGTTACAGAAAAAATTGGAAGCTATTATGTCTGATATGGAAAAGCCTGAGCTAGAACATGCAGCCCCGGTTGACGACAAAGTTGTCGAGATTACAGTAGTGAAGACATCTACTAACGATAAATTAATAAAAACCCTTCTTAGCTATGGTCTAAAGTTTGCTCCAAAGATGATGCCTCTGTACAACGAGCTTGATCCTAAGGATTTAGCAGACATAAAGATAGACGTAGGGTACTCCTTACCTCAAAATAAAGATACTAAAGTTGATGATGTAGAGCAGGATTCAACTCAACAGTTAAATGGAGATAAGACTCTGTATCCGACTACATCGGATCTTTTTAATTTTAACAATATTTCTAAAGACACCGCACTTGCATGATTCCTTATAGCGCCTACATGAAGCGAGCGGCAGCGCCTACAAGACCAAGCCCTAGCTATACGTCTGCTACTGAGACGGGCCTTACTTCTACAGGCACTCCAAAACCTTTTCAAGCGCCTAGATACTACGATCGCCCAGGTGTTAATCCTGAACTTGCAGCACAAGGCAAGCAATTAGAAGCAGACTACGCTCGTCAGTTTCCATATGGAGACTACACCTATAGCACCAAAGGTTGGGGTTATCGAGGCGGTCAGCGTGCTCAAATGGATCAGGAACAAATAGACCTAAGGAATAGGTTTAGACTCTACGAGGCTCAAGCTAGGGGAATCAGCCCAAGTAATCCACAAGCTGTTGCGCCAAGCCCCAGTGCTGCAAGTGCATTTGTTGGGGACTTGGCTAGATCTCCTATTATGCCCACTGCTCCCTTTATGTACGCCTACGATGTTGGCACTAAAGGTTTACAGCAAGCTACAGCCGATAAGATGCAATCCGATGCTGTCTACGGAAGCATGTTGGCAGATGCTGGAAAGCGCGTAGCCAATCGCTGGGGCGGCAACTTTGAGCTTCAGTACAACGATCCCTATTTAAACTATGCTAGTTACGCTTTGGAGGCTGCTCCAAGTCTACTTCTGGCAGCAGGTACCGGAGGCGGAAGTCTTGCAGCTCAAGGTGCCGCTCGTACTGGTGCCACAGTAGCCCCAAGTGCCTTTAGAACTCTAGGTCGTTTCGCCGCAACAGGTTTTCAACCCGCACTTCAAGGTTCAACTAATCCTGTAGTTAGATTTGCGGGACGCTCAATTCCTGCTTTCACTAACTACGCTATGTCCGGGCTTAATCCAGTACCGTTAATCATGGGTACAATGCGAACAGCTGGGGTTGATAGAGTTCTTTCTCAATTAGGAGCACACCTTGCAACCCATGGTGCAGCTAACAACTATGCAAATGCCTACAGGGATACAGCTGCGTTTAATGCAGCAAATCCAAATGTTGCCGGCACTCCAGAATCTCTTCAGCGTTTTGGTGAATCTCTATTGGCCGGAGGCATCCACTTAGATCCAACTGCTTTAAACCCATGGGGTATTGGTGCAAGCAGTTTTTTACCTTCTATTGATGAGCAACGAGAATCAGCTATAGACAGAGCTACTGAGTTAAAAATATCTCAAATGTCACCAGAGAAGCAAGCCTTGGTGTTAAGTGATCCAGCACAGTATGCCGTAGTGAGAAAACAAATTATTGATGAGTTTTATCCGAATTCTTTTGTTCGCCATGCAACTGACGTAGTAACTCTTAATCCACTTAGAGCATTAGGTGCGACTAGTTATAGCGAAAATCTGGCTACAAATAAAGATACTGCAACTAATGTTGCTACAAGCGCAATGGGGTTTAAAAACACGGCTTTGCTAGACCCTAAGTTCTTTAAGGATTTAAATGATTTATCTTTTGACTTCGCTCAAAATCCAGAGTCTATTAACTCCAGTGGGCTTGGTAAGCACCTAATGCAATCTCCTCTAGCAGCTCAAGTAGGGGGAAACCCTCGAAACGTTATTGCAGCTGCACAAATGATGGCTGGTCTTAACAGAACGCTAGCTAACATGTATTACGCCTATCAGCAAACTGGCCAAGTACCTCCAGGCTATACAGAACTTGCGCAACAGGCTGATAATATTGCCAAGGCTCAGCAGCTGCCAGTGGAAGTTCAGGAATCAGGTAATACCCCCTTAGTAGATGCCTTGCTGCAACTACGACCAGTAATGAATCAGATATATCCGGGGGCGCAGCAAACTCAAGGAGCGACGCAATGAGTACTCTAGGCGATCTTAAAAAGGCTAAGCAATACTCTGATGTCAAGCAGTACAGTCAGAAGCATCAACTTATTCATCAATTGGTAAGAGAGGCTCCTAAAGAGTTTTATGTAGACTCTGAGAAAGACGGCATTGTCGGTCTTACTCATAGCTCTACTAACTTTAAGATCCATGTTCCAAAGAACGTAATCTCCGGATTGCAACTAAGCGATGCTCCTGAAAAAGAATCCGCAGTAGCCGACATTATGTCTGCTGGGTCGGGAATGCCTAATATCACTGGTGGTGGTCAGGGTAGCTATATAAAGCTGCCTTCGTTGTTCGGCAGCATGAAGTCAAAGTTAACTAAAGCAACTAAACAAGTAGGCGAAGATGCTAAAAAGCCTTCAACAGGGGCTGCATCGAAACTATATCCAGCCACTGTAGAGTATATGAATAAAAAGATGGCCCCTACTCCATTTCCCTATAAGCACGCAGCGTTTACTTCAGACCTATCGAAGTCTTTAGGTTATAGCCCGGGCTTATGGTACGGCGAAGATGCATTTAGTCCAGCTGCTCAGACTCGATTTGGAAACTTAGTCGCAGGTGTAGGGTTGACTGGTTTAGGTGTTGCCTCTGTTCCTATTTTAAAATATTTATTTCCTGAGCGCTTTGCCGGTAAAGAGAAGGCTTTGATGGCTCTTGCTGCTATTGGCGGTATGAGCGCTCCTTGGTTGATTAACGCCCCCTCAACAATGGCAGATATCTCGAGACTAACTCTGCCTAAAAACGAAGACTACACAGACGATGATTGGAAAAAGATGCAGAGGGCTTCTCGTATACGCTCAGGGATTATTCCAACTGGAAATAATGCTCTTATTGCAAAAGGGCAGGATCCAACTAAGGTTGGTTCGTATATTCCTATGGATATGCAAATTGCTAGGACTCATTTAGCAGACGTAGTTAGTGAACAGATGCGTTCTGGCTACGTAGACTATGGTCAAGCTGCAGGGCTTATGCTGCGAGCCAGTCAGGAGTCTAACAAGCCCTGGTTTACTGTCCGAGACATCGCTCATGCTGCTATTGGCGCTGGAGCAGGTGCAGTTGCCGGTACTGCTGCTGCTAAGGGAATCGGCATGTTTATGAACCTTAGCCCCAAGGAGCAGACTGTTATGCAAGGCACAGGCGCTGCTCTTGGCACTTTAATTAACTTGGGCAAACTATCATTTTGAGTAAGTTTCTTTTCTACGGTAGAATTACATTATGACCAATAAAGAATTACAAGCATTTCGTCAAGGCTTTTGTGAAAAGGCTGCAGAGTTAGGCATTCTGCCTTCTGAGCTTTTATCTTACAGTGGTTATAAGCAGTCGTTTTTAAACAATATTACAGGGGATGCTGCCAACGTTGCTAGCACTGCGACTCAAGCGGCGCTCTTACTGGCGATGGGTGGGCTTTCGCTGGGCGCAGCGGGCGGCGCACTAGGTAACTACTTGTACAACAAGGCAAAGTTTGAGCTGGATCCTGATGACTCTATTTTGCCAACTTACAATGCGTTAGACGAGGCAAAAAATTTGCATATTCTTGCAAAATACCGTAATGCTAAAAAACTTGTAGAATCCGGGCTTTCATAATATGTATAAATACTCTAATTTAAATACAAATAGTTTACTGTACTCTTTACTCGGCGCTGGACTCGCAGGCAGTGGAACTTATGGGTTATATAAACTATTGACCCCCAAGAAACATCAAACAACTGGATTGGGGCTAAGTGCTACCCTCTTGGGAGCTCTAGGTGGTGGAGCCCTTGGCTATATGAAGCATGAGGATATTCATAAAGCTATGTTGGCTGCAGCTGAAAAGCTACAAAAAAGCATAAAAGCAAAAGTAGAAAAGCAGATACAAGATTCTGCTCCGAACCGTCCCGTAACTATGGAGAATGGTATACTACATATCACCAACTGATCATGACGTGTATGTATCAAATTTTTACCAAGTAATACGAAACCTCGAGAACCCGTTTAATTAAATAATATGACTGTTGAGTCTCCAGCCGACGTACCTCTTTTTAGCTTTAAGCACCAGAACTTAAGCGACCCGCCATTCTTTGGCTCCGTGTCGCCTATAGTTAAAGAAAACGACGGTCAAGATAAGCGACCCCAAGAAACTCCATTTTTTAATTCTAGGCAGTTCTGCCTTTGGAAAGAGGGGGAACTCTCTCAGTACAACCAATTAGTAGACGTTCTGGTAAAATGGAGAGATAGAGGTTGGTGCGAGTTCACGGAAGTTACAGAGTGGGTTGAGGCCAAAGAAAACTGGACCTCTTGGATTAAGTATTACGCCTTACTGCAAATTCCGGCAGAAGAAATGCATCTTTATCTCTATGAAATGAATATTCTAAATATGCCGATGCAGATGAATGAAGACCAGTCAGACAAGGAGATATTGTAGTATGGTTCCTTACAAAAATTATATTAAAAATTTCAATGCGAAAACTATCAGAGATGTGGAGGCGGCAAAAGCGGTCAAGTATGGCGGCGTGCAGCTTTCTCCGAATGCGACCGCAGCTGGATTGCCGTCCTTAGGAGATTTGAGTCAAAATCCTAATTTCTCCGAACTGAAACTTCCGCCCCGCCCAACCCTAGAGCAATTGCTAGGCCCTGGACGTGTGTGGGATGAAGAAAGGGGCGTAGTGATAAACCGTGCTCGGCAACTGCAAGAACTCCGTGACGCGATGCGCGCGAGTATGATTCCAACTTTTGACGAACAAGTAAGGGCGAGACAAGAACTTGAACAGCACCTTATTAACACTGAAAAAGACACCCAAACAGCTGCTATTAACGCTGTATCCGCCCTCGCCCCCGTCCCTCCTATAGGCAGAGGCCCCCTTTTGCCAAATGCGGCTTCTGCTAGGCAGTACGGGCGAGAAAATTATGCAACTACCCCTGTTCCAACGCAATTAATCAATGTGAATCCGCCTAAGCCTAAGTTTCCTGATAAAAGCCCGCTTCAATACCTTCTTAATCCAACTGATAATAATTATGCCAATTACGGTATTGCAGGCGGTATTGGAGCTCTTGCCCTTGGTGCTTTAGGTAGCCTTTTATCCGAACGCAAAAATAGAATGAGAAATACGCTACTGTATGCTTTGCTTGGTGGGGGTCTGGGTCTTGGAGCAAAGTATTTAGCGGATCGTTATGGAGTTGGCGGTGTAAATTCTGCTGACTCTAGTGTAAAAGCCTAATAGCCGTGCCTGCTAAAACTAAAAAGCAACAAAGATTTTTTCAGTAAATTATATAAAGGGATAATAATAATGCCTTACTCTCACTATCGTCCAATTCTTAAACAATCCAATATCACTGTTGGGGATGCTCTTGCAGCGTTGAATCCAACTAGCCACCAGGTCTGGCCCCAGATGAGTCTAACTACTAATCCTCTAGCAGACTACGGCATTTATGCAGGCGGTGGCGGACTTGCTGGCGCTAGTATTGGTGCTCTGGTAAATGCACTACGTGGTGAGTCTAAGCTTAAGGGTGCGCTGATTGGTGGCGGCATTGGCGCCGGCCTTGGCGCTGGCGCAAAAGCTCTTGGCGACTATATGCTTTCAGACGAAGTTGCTGAACTTGCAAAACTTGATAGGGAAAGCGAGACTGAATTCCGCTGGCCATGGAAGACCTTCCCGAGTGAGAAGGCTAAAGCAATCAAAGAAGAGTCGTTACTTAAAAACATTATGAGGAGTCTAGAGAACGCTTCAAGATCCTAGCCTTCTTAAAGGAAGGAAAATATGCCTGCTCAGAGCAAGAAGCAACAACGCTTTTTTGGTTTAGTTAAGGCTATTCAAGAAGGCAAAGCTACTGGCTCTGGTAAGGCTGAGCAAGCTGCGGCAAGTATGTCTGAAGAGGATGTGCGTGACTTTGCCAAGACGGAGCATGAAGGTCTACCGGAAAGCAAAAAGGAATCCATGGATCCCAACGTAAAACAACTACTTAACTATGCTGCCATCAGTGCAGGAGTAGGTCTTGGCGGCGTGGGGCTCTATGGCCTTGGTAAGTATCTGCATGATGAATCTATGTTTGGTTTACCTGGCCAAGAGAGTCGTTTAAAGAGTATGGAGAAGCGTATTGCTATTCCAAAGAGCCACAAGATAGAAAAGTATCTACCTAATGATATAGCTAGCCCTACTGATATGCTGCCAGAGAAAGCAGACGAAACCACTTCGGATCTTTCTCAGGAGACTATAGACGACATGGAGAATCCTAAGGAACTCAGTGAGAAGGCGTCTGGATGGGGTGAGTGGATCACAGAGCCGCTGGTGTATGGTATGGCTACCCCAACTGCAATGTTAGCTCCGGGTATTCTTACCTTCATGCTTGGCACTCGACTTATCGATAAAGCCCGTAAGGAAAAGATGGAATCTAAGATTGAAAAGGCTAAGAAAGAATTTGAAAAAGTTCTTTCAAAACAATCCTCTGAGCTTCAACTGCAGGTCGATGGTTTAGTAAAACAGGCTATTGATCCAATTCCCCCTGACAAGATTCAGAGAACGCCAGACCCCCATGGACCAGGATTGAACATTCCGGGTGCCGCTTTTGCTTTAGGCCTTACCCCCGGCATAGGGATGCTGCTTGGCTGGTGGTATATGCAAAACAAAATGAAGAACGATGAGGACAGAGCTAAGCTCAAGAGCATGCAGAGTTTGCTTAAGCGCGATATTGCTTCCGGTGCTTTTGCATCGGGTGTTGATCTTGAAGAAACCACCGAAGGTAAACCAAAATTTAAACTTTAAATTAAAATAAAAGTTCCATGCCTATGCCTGGTGCAGATGACTTAAATCAACTCGTAGCTCCCTCTGCTCCAGTACTGAGAGGCTTTAATGATTACCGCATTACTCGTAAGAACATTTTTGACGGTGTAAAGAATGCGGTATTGTCAAAGTTTCCTTTGCAGAACACTCGATACACTGTCGAGCTCTCGGGCCTAGACTACAGCCGTTCAGAACCCTACAGTATAAAGGAACAGCAAGAAGCTTTGATGCAGAATCAGAGTCTTTATATTCCATTGCGGGGTCGCCTGGTAATGAAGGATAACGTTACCGGTGAGATTCTGGATAGGACTGATAAATCTATTACTCTCGCCAGAGTACCTTATCTTACAGATCGTGGTACTTTTATTAAATCAGGTAGTGAATACACTGTAGCCAATCAGTCTCGGCTGCTTGCAGGACCATACGTTCGTAAGCGTAAGTCTGGTGAATTTGAGGCGCACTTTAACACTATGCCTGGCAAGGGTCGTGGTTTTCGTATGGCATTCATGCCAGATACCGGAAAGTTTGTTGCTGAGATTGGGCAGTCCGTTGCTCCTGCTTACCCAATGTTTAAGGCCTTAGGTATTGATGACTCTATTCTTGAGCGCACCTGGGGCAAAGAACTCCTGGAGTCAAACAAGATCGGCTCTACCTATGACGCAGCTCGTATCTATGAACGACTAACCAATAGTCCTTCAAAGGGATTAGATGATGCCACAATCTATCAAGGCATCAAGGATGCTCTTTATAAGACTGAATTAGACCCCGAGGTTACTCGTCGTACTCTGAGCTACGCCGAAGCTATCAAAAAGCAGGCAGATGTACCTCTGCGCGGCACTCTTAAGATTGAAGACGAAGGTTATATTACCGTACCTGCAGGATTCGTGGACAGTGTTTTCTATGCACTCCGAGATTCTGACAAGGCTCCTGCTATCTCTCCCGTTGCCAATAAGAATAAGCTTATTGTCATTACAGCAGAGGAGCTTAAACAGTTAAAAAAAGTCTTCCGTAAGAATTTTGAGACTACTTGCGGTTCTGGCCGCAGATTTACCTACAATATTCGCAACGTACTGCCCCCCAGCAACGGCGAATATTGCATTGATATCGAGTGCCCAGAGCTAGAGCAACTGCGTAGAAGCCTCTTGCTCGATGCCAAGCCTCGTGGTGGGTTTAGACTAACTGTAGGTACAAAAGTTGCTGCTGATTTAAATGAATTGCTGACTGAGAAGGAAGCCGCTCCCCTGCCAACTATGCAAGACTTCGAGTATGAGCAAATGCAGCTTAACGACGAAGACCTAAGCAGAATTACCGGTAATACCTTACTACGCGTTTCTCAGAAGATTCTCAATGCTCAGCGTGGCCTTGAGGATCAGGATGACCGTGACTCTTTGGCTTATCAGAAGTTTCTAGGCCCAGAGGACTTCTTCTCTGAGAGAATTCAGAAGGATGCTGGTGCAGCTGTCAGAACAGCTTTGTTTAAAGCTACCAATAAAGGTAATTTAAACTCTTTCCGCAATGGTGTATTCACACCAGTGCTTAACGGCGTACTTATAGGATCTGGTCTTGGCGCACCCATTGAGGAAGTGAACCCGATGGAGATTCTGGACCAGAATATGCGTGTAATTCGTACAGGTGAGGGAGGCATCGGTTCGGCTGCTCACGGCATCCCTGTTGACAGTCGTTCAGTGCAGCCTTCTCATCTCGGGTTTCTAGATCCAGTTCGTACTCCTGAGTCCGACAAAGTAGGTATTGATCTACGACTTACCGTAGGCTCCTACAAGGGCTCAGATGGCCAGATATACTCCAAGATGCGCAGAACTAAGACCGGTAAGCTAGAGCCTGTGGCGGCTCGTACGCTTATCGATTCTATTGTTGCATTTCCTGGAGAACTTGCACGCTCGGCGAAGACAGGAGATCCAATCAGGGCGATGGTGCGTGGCCGCATTTCCTATGTCGATCCCACAGAGGTCGAATACGAAGTGCCTGCCCATAGCAACATGTTTAATATTAATTCCAACCTTGTACCTGGTATCTCAGGTGTCAAGGGTGGACGCCTGCTTATGGGCTCTAAATACTTCACTCAGGCGTTACCTGTCCAGGGTGCCGAAGCGCCCCTGGTACAGGGATTAGACCCTAATGACGCAGATGGTAGATCGTTTGAGGAACAGCTTGTGCCACACCTTGGTGCTGTTGCTGCTGAAACCGAACTTGGCAATGGTCTCGTTACTGCGATTACGCCAGAATACGTTGAGGTAAAGCACGGCAAAGAAAAACGTCGTTATGAGCTGTACAACAACTTTCCATTCAATCGCAAGACTTATATCCACAATACGCCAACGGTTAAGTTGGGAGATCAGATCAAACCGGGCCAGCTTCTGGCTAAGTCTAATTTTTCTGACGACCAAGGCAGACTTGCTATGGGTCGTAATCTAAAGGTAGCGTATACGGTTTGGGGTGACACTGAACTGGGCGGCTCTAACTTTGAAGACGGCGTAGTCATGTCTGAAACGGCCGCTAAAAAGATGTCCTCGGAGCATATGTACACTGTTGGCTATGACAGCAAAGATGACTATGAAGCCAACTTTAACAAATTTATTTCTCTATTTCCAGGACAGTACAACAAAGAGCAGTTAGCCAACCTTGACTCTGCTACAGGTGTCGTTAGGCCAGGTACTGTTTTAAATCCTGGTGATCCTATTATTCTTGGTGTAGGTGAAAGGAGGTCTGATGTATTTGGCCTGATGAAGAAGGCCAGACCGAGCTATACGAATAGAGCTCAGACCTGGGATCATAGCCAGCCAGGTGTTGTGACCGATGTTACCAAGAATCGCAGCGGATATCAGGTTGCAATTAAGTCCTATAAGCCAATGTCCATAGGCGATAAGCTAGTCGGTCGTTATGGCGATAAGGGTGTTATTTCCACTATTATTCCAGACGAGGATATGCCAAAGGATAAGGAAGGCAATTCATATGAAGTTATTTATAATCCCCTCGCTCTTGTCACTCGTGTTAATCCTGTGCAGGCCGTGGAAGCTGCAATGGGAAAGATTGCAGCCAAGACCGGCGTACCTATCAAGCTTCCAGCATTCTTGGATGAAAGTTTTATAGATTTTGCACAACGAGAGCTAAAGAAAAACAAGCTTACCGATACAGAGACCCTTTATGATCCAAGACTCAATCGCAATATAGATAACGTATTTACCGGAAATCGCTATTTCCTAAACTTACATCATCAGGCAGAGAAGAAGTTGAGCGCCCGTGATGTCGGTGGCTACAGCACTGAAGAGACTCCAGTCAAGGGTGGAACAGAGGGCGCTAAGCGTATTTCTATCTCTGATATGAATGCTCTCCTTGCCCACGGCGCTATCGAAGTGATTAAGGATGCCAGACTTATCCGTGGTCAGAAGAACGACGAATACTGGCGTGCAATCAAGATGGGTACTCCGGTGCCTTCCGTTAATGTCCCCTTCGTATGGGATAAGTTTGTAGCCCAGCTCAAGGGTGCCGGAGTAAATGTAGAGCGTCAAGGCGGCGCCATAAACATTTATGGTATGACCGGTGAGGATGTAAAGAATTTATCTGGCGGCGAGGTTAAGGACTTTCGGGATATCGACTTTAAGACCGGTAAAGCCTATGACGGCGGCTTCTTCGACGAAAAGATCTTTGGCGTCAACCAGTCATTTTTCGGTCATTTCCCGCTTGCTGCCAAGATAGTTAACCCCGTCATGGAAGATGTGGTGCGATCTCTTACAGGCCTTACCAAGAAGGATTTTGAATCCTTAGTCTCAGGCGATACGATTAAGGGCATTCGTGGTATGGGGGGACTGGAGCAGAAGCTTATTGGAATGAATGTTCCTGCGGAGATCGAGGCTACTCGTAGAGAAATCACGGGGTCTAAAGGTCAGAAACGCAGTAATGCTATTTCTAAGTTGTCATACCTGGAAGGCATGGAGAAACGTAAGATTAAGCCAAAGGATTTCTTCTGGGAAGACATGCCAGTACTGCCGCCTCGCTTTAGACCGATTACCGATACCGGCAATATGCAGATGATCTCAGATATGAACTATCTATACAAAGAGCTGTTTAGCATGAACAGCAATCTCAAAGATCTGCAGAGTGAGCTCGGCAATGAAGCTACAGGCAAGGAGCAGCTTGCACTTTATAAGATGATTAAGGCTACAGTTGGACTTGCAGATCCTGCTAGTGCAAAGCTTAAGCAAAAAAATGTCAATGGCATTATTAGACACATTCTAGGTAATAACCCGAAATTCTCAATGTTCCAACGCAAAGTCTTGTCTTCTACAGTAGAAGGCGTAGGTAATGCTGTTATTACTCCAGACCCCTCGCTAGATATGGACCACGTCGGTGTACCTGAGGATATGGCATTCTCTGTATTCCGCCCATACGTAGTTCGATCCCTCGTTGCCTCAGGGGCAAATCCTCTGGAAGCGATGAAGCAGGTTGAGAGTAGAACACCAACTGCCAAGCGAGCTCTACTCGCTGAAATGGAGAAGCGCCCGGTTATGATTACTCGAGCGCCCGTACTGCATAAGTACAACTTCATGGCAGCCAAGCCAAGATTGACCACGGGTAGCACTCTTAAACTATCGCCATCTGTTGTTGTTGGATTTAATGCAGACTTTGATGGTGATCAGATGCGGTTACACGTTCCTTCTTCTCAGAAGGCTATAGCGGAAGCCTATGATCGTATGTTGCCTAGTCGTAATCTATTGTCTGCCGCAACATTCCAGGCTCAGCCGTTTATTAAAAACGAGTTTTTATACGGTCTTTATTTAGCCAGCAAGAACTCACCAGATAAGAAAAACGTCAAGGTATTCCGCTCCAAGAATGACGTAATTCAGGCGTTTAATCGAGGCGAGCTTAGCGCTACTGACACCGTAAAGATAGTAAGATGACTCAGCCATATTCCCAACTCGTAAAGATTCACGGTAAACAGTCAATGGCTAAACAAATGAACAAGCAATCCAAATATCATATGTTACGTCAATACCTCATGCAGAAGATTGCATACGATTCGAAGCAAGAGGAGGAGGCAATCCAGCGCCTTAAAGCGCAGGAGGCAATCATACAGAGACTAGGCCTTACAGGCCAAGTTAATTTTGTAGGTGCCTTCGGTAATAAACCTGGAATCGCCGTTCGTCCAGACGGTAAAACAGCAATAGATCCCCTAGAACAAGTTGCCTTAAATAACTTTTTGGCTAGCACTGCCCCGCTCCGTACGACCGGACAACCAGGTTATCAAGGCGGCCAGGGGGTTACTGGAACGCCGCCAGCTATGCCGCCACCAGCAAAACCTCCAGTTTCTGCAACTCCTACGGCATCAGCAAAACCTCCAGTTTCTGCAACTCCTACGGCATCAGCAAAACCTGCAATTCCAGCGTCTTCTACGCCACCACCAAAACCTCCAGTTTCTGCAACTCCTACGGCATCAGCAAAACCTCCTAAACCCGTAGTTACTAAACCTAAAGGTATTCCTAGTGGGACGGGCGGTGCAGGTATAGATGATCCATAAATAAGTATTACTTAGTCCTAAAATCAAACTAAGAGTATAAAATGATTAAAGTATCAAACAGCCTTCAACGTATGCTTGAGAAGCGTGCTAATACTGGATTTCTAGGGGCTCCAACTGGGTCGCCTATTTCGGATCCGGATGATCTTAAGTTGAGGTTAGGGGTACGCCCAGAACACGATTGGGCGACAAGTAAAGCCCCTGATCCAGAATCCCGTGGTGAATACTACGGTACGAGGCCTACTCTACCGCCTGATAATAATACACCTGCCTCTAGGATGTATCCGAATTACTATACATTGCATCCTACCACCCCTAGAGCAGATTTTGAGCGGAACTACGGCGATGAATTGACTGAGCGGCTAAGGCAAAACGCTAGGGCATACCAGGAAGCACACCCCCAGGCAATGGCTAGGTATGGGGCAACTAGCTATATGCCAAATTACTCTCTAGTAAACTTTGATGCGCCCCATTGGGTTAGGCAGTTAAGGGAAGTAGACGGGGAAGCATCAATGGAGGCTTATACTTATAACAGGGCCTTTCCACACCACCAGGCGATAGTCCATATGGCTCTGAATCCTTCTGATCCTGACTATGGTACCTTTGATAATCCGACAGATTATTACAACTCAATCTTACAGCACGAGTCTACCCATAGATTGCAGCCTGCTGAGTATCTCGACAGCAGAGGGCGTCCAGTAAGGAAGCAAAGAGTACTGCCTGGAGAAGATCCGGCACAAGTTTATAATTACGGGCAGACGACTCCTCCGGCTCCAGTCGTCCCGCGGACTCTAGTCGGCCTCCTAAGCTCAGCTTTTGACCTAAGCCCAAGGGAGCCCTACAGGCATAGCCGCTTCCCTCAGGAGCTAGCACCCATGGTGTCTCAGGCTAAGTTACAGTACTATAACGATCTGAGAAGGACTTCATCGCTCAGCAATGTTGAGGAACTTATGAACTTTAACGACCCCAATAACTATGAACGGTTCTTAAGTTGGATGAAGTCCCAAAATGGCACGGCTGGCCAAGAAAACTATGCAAGAGACATCAATTGGATTCTCAAGCTTCCACCTGAAGAACGAGATCTTTACTTTAAAGGAATTGTTTCTCGTCAACCCATCTCTACTGAGTATAGGGTATGATTCTAATCTTTACTCGTAAAGATTCATGGTAAACAGTCAATGGCTAAACAAAAGAACAATATTAGCAAAGCCATTGAGCAGGCAGTCAATATATCCAAACTGCCAGGGGGTGTGCTTGAGAAAGCTACAGTTACGGATGGCGGCTTAGATCAAACTCCACTTAGAAGCGCAGAAGATTTAAAGCAGCAATTCTTCGGTCCTACGTTATGGAACAAACAGCGCTTTTGGGAGCTGGGAGACTCTGCTCTATATCAGAGTGCCTATGGGCTACCTGCAGCTGGTCTTGGTGCTCTTGCTGCTGGCCCTGCGGGTATGCTTGCTGGCTTAGGTACAGGCAAACTGTTGGGACAGCTGCATTTACTTTCTAAGGAAGAAGATCGTATAGCTGTTGCTCTCAATAACTTCAATAAAAAAGAAAAGGAGTTGCTGGAAGACATTACTAGCTCTGGTAGAAAATGGGGCATTACTGCCGCTATTCTTTCCGGACTTGGAGCTAGTGGTATAAGTTATTTATCTGGTCATGACCGTTTTGGTAAGATTATTACTCCAATACTACATGGCGGAGTTGCAGCAACTTTAGCTGGAGTTAGTGGAATGCTATTAGGCCAACATCTGGCTAAGCAACGAGCTTTGAAGAATAAAAGGTTTAGAGATATAATTAAACATTACGATAAGTTTGAATAAAGTAAATTATTAAAGAACAATTATGCAACCATATTCTCATCATTCCCCTTACTACAAGCAGCCGGTTGCATAATGACTAGAGCGCCAAAGTTATGACCCCGTACACCCATCACTCTCCTGAATACAGGCAGGTATCCGCTAGATCCAAGCAAGCCTTCATTGGTACAGGGCTCAGTGCTTTAATTCACGGTGCTGCTGCAGATGATAAAGAATCGCTCATGCGAGAAATCCTTCGCGGCGCAGCCAAGGGTTTAGGTGCAGACCTAGGCATACTACTCGGAGGCTTTGCAGGAGGGAGTTTAGGGGCGTATGGTGCGAACGCCGTATACGGTCCGGTAACTGAAGATGAGGATATTAAAAAACGTGTTAATGACGTTGCAATGTATGGTGCAGCCGGAATGGGTGCAGGCGGATTAGGTGGCGGCATCGCTGGATATCTTCTCGCGAATAAGCTGATCAATCAGATTGGCAAGAAGCCAGAAAAGACCTCTGCAGTAAAGACAGCGGGGATTTTAGATTTTATAGAAGGGCTAGTTCGTAGCTATAGTGGCAGTTTGCCATATGCTTACGGGGCAGGCGGATTACTAACTGGGGGGTTGGTAGGAGCTGGGGTAGGCCCTTTGGTAGAGTACTTCCGGGACAAGAAGGAAAAAGACTATAAAAGAGCTTTGCTAATTGGGTTGGGGCTAGGTGCCGGTACTGGTGGCTTACTTGGTGCAGGTACTGGCATTATTGCAAAAGAGGGAATAAACTCTGCCCTAGACTCAATTAAACGTTAATATTTACTATAAAAATCGGATTGGCAAGAAGCCAGAAAAACTTCTTTGGAATTGCTTTAAACAGTAGCAATTAAACACATTTTATAGATAATTTTTAGTCCACCAACTAATCATTGGTGGATTTTTTTATAGCTAAATAAAGGTCACTATATAGTTAAAATAACTAGTCGCATTCATTCGCCATTAGGATACTCTCATGAAGATGAAAAACACCGTTAAAACTTTGGTTCTTAGCAGTCATTTATTTCCTCAAGGAATCAAAGCGTGCATAGTTTTGAATACTTGGGGATCTGTCGGCACGCGCTATTTCGGCCAGCACTATTGTGGATATTTGGAGCTTCCTAAAACTTATGGAACATTGGTTTTGGTTCCTCAAAGCAATATAGGCGTTCATGGTGGCGTGACATATGATAAGCTGTCGGAAGACGGCAAAAGAATTATAGGCTTTGACTGCGGTCATAGCTGTGATTACACTTCGCATAAAGCAAACTGGCACGCTCCTATGAGCGCCATGAATTTTAGAACTCAAACTTACGTGATTAATGAGTTGCGTCACCTCGTGTCTTTGCTGGAAACTGACCGTCTTTTTGTTAACAAATCTTTATAAAATATACCGGTCCGGGAATAATTCCTCTTTTATGGGGGGGCTGACTTTTCTTGTAGGAAAGAACCAGCCTCCCCTTTTTTCTTCAAATGCTAAAAAAAATAGAAGCAGTAATGGAGTGGTGGTTAAAGCATACTCCACGTTGGATGCAGCCCAAGCTGTTCTGGGTTGTATATTACAAGGCTCTCAACATTCTTTTCATAGGACAGCACAGATGAAACTGGAAGCGGTTATATTGTACCCTGGTGGTAATACTGGAATCGTTCGTAAGGAGCTAAATTCCGTGGCCATTCACGGTTTCCCTGGCACCGGCCAAGGCCCCGTGACGGTGACGGAGGATGCTGCAGTTAGTGAGGGTGATCAGACAGTGCAAGCAGAGAACCGTCACCGTCAACAGTCAAACATGGGTAGGTCTGCTCCGCCAACCCCTGTCTCTTCCTCA